CCTGGACTACCCTCCCTCTGAGCGTGTTGGTATTGTACGGTGGGGTTTGATCGGGAGAGCGAAGCGCAAAAAGAAAATGGTGTACGGTCCACCGCTGGAAGAGAAAGGCCCGAATGTAAATGGAAAGTAAGACAGATCTGCTGAGGTTCGAAGAGGTCTATTCGAACGTCATGGCCTTGTACGCGACCTTGAAGGACCAACCTTCTAAAAACGTACGCAACGCGGAAGCAATTGACTTTCTCGCTGACGTGGAGATCAAAGCCAAGCGCGTCCTTCCACCCATAATCTATGCAGTGTTCCTTCGCGTAGCAGAGTGTGGGACGTATGATGTGATGCCCACGCATTTCAAACAAGACTTGGGAAGAGAGTTCTACAACCGCAAGCTGAACCTAGACGGGGACTATCGAGTGCTCTACTACAAGGCCAAGAACCAGCGCCTTCATGAATCCATCATGCAAGAGAGACCGAGCTTCCCCGAGGAAGAGATCGTACCGGAGGACATACTTCATGACTGAGGAGACAAACAATGGACAACTCACTGCTGTTCCTGATGCTGGTGATCATCTGGCTGTACATCCTGAACACGTAGTGGAGCTACAAGACGCCGACCTGGGCGCAGGCAAACCCGTGCAGACCGAGCACAAGCCCACTGAGCGGGAGATCCGTGCATGGCGTGCGGCCAACTGGACAGTGAAGCACCCCATCGTCAAAGCCTGTGGTCACCGCATTGATCTACGTCATGCACCTCGACATGCCAACTGCAAGCACTGCTGGCAAGCGCTCTTCGAGGTGGGATTCAACGCGCAGGAGATGGAACGTCTGCACAATCTTCTCATGAATGCAGGATCGAAATTCGTAGTGAAGCTCTATGGCAAGAAGTTCCTGGCCGCATTTGGTGCGTGGCTAAAGGAACAACTACTACAGCAAGCAAGTCCTGAAGTTCAAGCAGCCTCTGGCATTGAAATTCAAGGCTCCAGCTTTGATGTGAAACCTCTTTCAGAATTATGAGGAAGCCAAGAAGGCAACAGACAAGACCCAAAGATCTTGTCGGACAAGACTTCGGAAGACTGCATGTGATAGGTTATGAAAAAGGTGTGGGCAGGAGAATACCAGGAAAATACATCTGCTCATGCTTTTGTGGTGGTACTGCCAAGACTCAATCCAAAAGTTTGACCTCGGGCAGCACTAAAAGTTGTGGTTGTCTTCAGAAAGAAAGGGCTGCAGCGGCCAACGCTCTGCGCCCCTATGAAGCCTTATACAATCACCTGCTTCATGTAGCACAAGTCACAAAAAGGGCGGTCACATTCTCTTATGAGAAGTTCCTAGACTACACCCAAGTAAAAGCTTGTCACTATTGTCTAACTAAGATTGCTTGGGATTCATATGGGTACAATTTGGACCGCAAAAACAATGCTCTGGATTACACAGAGGACAACGTTGTAGTGTGCTGCTCTCGTTGCAATCGTGGAAAATCGAATGTCTTCACCTATGCAGAATGGTGGAGAATGACAGAATGTTTCCGAAAGGACAAACATGGCATTTGGCCGTAAGAAAGAAGAGCAGAAGGAACCGAAAGTGGTGGTCGCCGCTCCGACTACCGACTTACAGAAGTTCGCACAGCTGTTCTCACTCTCCAAGGAGATCGACAAGAAGTACGAGACAACTAACTCGATCATACGCCTTGGAGCCAAGAACATCGTGGCTCTCCCCAGCATACCGGCCAATCTCCCCACGTTCGATCAGTACGTATTGGGGTGTGGAGGTATCCCGCGTGGACGCATAGTCGAGATCTTCGGCCCTGAGTCTGCCGGGAAGACAACCTTCACATTGTGGCTCATTGGCCAGGAGCAAAAGGCCGGTGGTATATGCGCTTTCATTGACGCAGCCCATGCGCTTGACACAGCTTACGCCAGGAACCTCGGGGTCAACATTGACAATCTGTTGATCAGTCAGCCGGACCATGGTGATCAGGCCTTGGACATCGTACGTGAGCTGGTGAAGTCGCAGTGCGTGAGCTTGATTGTGGTGGATGACGTTGCGTCCCTCACCCCTGAAGCTGAACTGCTTGGGGAGATGGGTGACAATCACGTCGGAATCCAAGCACGCATGATGTCCCAGGCTATGCGTATTCTTACCGCTGATGCTGCCAGGAACCAAGTTACTATAATCCTGATCAATCAGATCCGAGAGAAGATTGGAGTCATGTTTGGCAACCCGGAGACTACCCCAGGTGGACGAGCCTTAAAACACTACGCAAGTGTACGGCTGGACGTGCGCAGGCAGGAAGTGATCAAGGAAAGTGAACGCGTTATTGGTCATCATGTGAGGCTAAAAGCGGTTAAGAACAAGGTTGGCACTCCACTACGGGAAACTGTCGTGGACCTGTACTACCCTGACTCAGGACGCACCCCGGGCTTCGATTACATTGGGGATCTGATAACACATGCTTCCAACCAAGGACTCTTTGAGATGTCAGGAAGCTGGTACTCACTCGATGGGGAACGCATAGCTAATGGATTGGTGAAACTGAAGGAAGCTTTGCGTAACAACACGAAAGTACTTGATTCCTTGCGCACCAAGATTCTGACTTCTAAAAAGCCAGAACCCATCACTGTATGATTGACCTCACGCATCGTACGTTTGGTCGCTGGAAAGTTCTCAGTAGAATCAAAGGAAGAAAACACATATGCCAATGTGCCTGCGGTAGTCCTCCACGTCCAGTCAGAAATAGGACATTGCTGGATGGAAGTAGCAAGAGTTGTGGGTGTCTTCAAATAGAGAGTGTCAGCAAGAGACCCTACGAATCTTTGTACCACAGGTTATTGACACACAACTCAGATATGCCTGTCGATCTGTCCTACGAAGAGTATTTGGAGTTTACCCACACCTCTTACTGTCACTACTGCTTTTCCAAGATTACATGGGAGAGTAGTGGTCGTAGAAGCACAGCTTATAACTTGGACAGAAAGGATAATTCCCTTGGCTACTCCAAGAAGAACTGCGTGGTCTGCTGTGGTTCATGCAATCGCACCAAAGGTGATAGATTCACCTATGCTGAATTCATGCTGATAGCGAAGGTCATCCGTCGCATCAATCGCATGAGACAAGGAGTCCTATGAAGTCAGTGTACCTAGCAGCAGCCTTTCATCGTAAGGAAGAAATGAAAGATATCTCGCTCAAGATTGCCGCCTTGGGCGTGGAGATTACATCACGTTGGCTCGATGAAGAACCTGCCCCAGCGGGACCCATAAAGTTGAAAAGGTTCCTGCTGGATACAGCAGACATGGATGCCGCTGACGTGAAGAGGGCGCATACGTTGATCCGTTTCTCCGATGATCTCTCGACACCTACTGTGCCTAGCGGGTGGTGTACGGCTGCACGCATGGAGGAGACCGGCATGGCCCATGCTTGGGGAAAGCAGATCATCATTGTTGGTGGGATACAAAGTCTGTTCGACCGTTTCCCCCAGCGTGTGCATGTGAAAGATGTAGACGCCCTCCTGGCCTACATCAAAAAAGGAGGTTTGAAATGAGTAGTTCAAATCCAGCTGATCCCAGTCTGAAGGTAGTCAAAGACCTGTTCCCATCGGATGCAGCTGAGCGCAAGAAGATCCCTGTTGGCACAGGAGTGCTCGATTATTTTTCAGCTGCATTGCTCGAAGTTGCCAAGGTGTCCTACCTGGGAAACGAGCAGCACAACCCTGGTCAGCCGCTGCATTGGAATCGCAGTAAGTCAAGTGACGAATGGGATACGGTGATTCGCCACGGGATGGAACGTGGGAAGTTCGACACAGATGGCGCACGCCACTCAGCCAAGATGGCATGGCGCGCACTGGCAATCCTTCAGAAAGAGATGGAGGAAGCTGGGGCTCCGCTTTCACGAGGGTCCAAGCTGTAGCTTTTACAAATCTGCACCACCAGGAGATCTCATGTATGCCGAATACGACGAACCAGAATTTACCTTCGCCTGCTACGACGGTAGCAACCCCATCGACCGGGAAATCTACCAAATCTTTATCAACATCTGGGAAAACGGGAAGGCATTCAGCGAGTACTGGAAAGCACTCCCGCTCTCAAAACCCGAAGTACAAAGGCAAGAAGCACGGCAAGAAGAATCGCAAGCCCTCCGTCGCACCCAAACAGCAAGGGCCCGTCAACGCGTACACCAGCGCGTGCTGCAGTCTGCCCGCGAGGAAGCCCAAGGCCTTTACCCCCATTGCGGGGAGTAAGGACAAGACCGGCCTGGATCATTGGCGCTGCACAGGCTGTGGCAAGCCCTGCAAGGTCACGGTCAGCAATGTGGCTGCGGCTTTGGTTGAAGCTGTGAAGGCACTGGAAGCTCCCTCAGGTGGGTACTCCGCTGAGTCCATGAAGGTGCTGGCCGGGATGCCCCCTGCTACACCCACGGTAGTGATCACGGAGGTGCCGAGTGCTGGCTAAGATTCATTTGGAAACAGCCTGTGGATGCCATAAGAAGTTCTTATTACGTATCCACTATATCCCACAGTTATGGGCAGTGCCTATTCACAAGAATACTTTCCCTGTGCAAAATGAAGACCTCGTGGTCTCTAGCACAGACGTACGGTACTTCCGTTTGAAGAACAATGAGTTCATTTCAAAAATCAGGGTGAAGCTCTGGTATGAGGAGGTCGTACAATGAGTCTGAATTTGCAACGCTACCTTATTGGTGGCTTACTAGCTGCAGCCAATCTCTACTGTTGGGAACACAGGCATCACGCTGTGTACGCGTTCTTTGGCATCCTGGCCGCGTCCATTGCCATGCCTATCCTCATCGAAGTTGCACGGGAGAAACTATGAAGCATAACGAACTACTGACATGGCTGATCGTGTTTCTCTTTGTGCTTTCAATGCTGACCTTCGGGCATTGCGACATTACCAAGAAGATCCCCAACTCATTAGGGGTGAGCGAGGTCTACCAGAACCCCTATGCTTACCTGCTGGCCATGCCTATCGAGGGGCAGCTGCTGGATGGTGGTAAGTACACCAACATTCGCTTCTGGCCGTACGCCACACCTGCGCTATATGAAGAGACGATCCTTTTCTGTGGAGATGTGTCCGAGCACTTCTCTCGGGAACCAATAGTTGTCACGTACGAGAAGCGGGCTCATCAGACATACCAGGGAATCGCCTGTCACAACCTGATCGGGGCAATCTCACTTAAGGGGGTGGACAAGGAATGACCCAGAAAAACAGTGAGAGCTGCCCAAAGTGCAGAGGCACACAATATTGGGATCGTGTAGAAGGCAGATGCTATGGGTGTGGTTTTCGTGTTCATAAGAAGTGGGTCATACCCACGCTCTCCGAGCAGACGAAGAGCACCCTTCGCACAGTCGCTGCATACCTTTCACTCCTCGTGCAGGGAATTGCACTCCATTTCATCATTAAGTTCCACCCAACAATCGTGAGGTGATCATTGTACATAGCACTCAGCAAAGGATATTGGGCTGTTGTTGATACAGATGATCCTACAAAGCCCTGGCGATATAAATGGAGTGCTGAAGTACACAAGGATGGCACTGTATACGCCAAGCGTGTGTTTGTCAACAAGCAAGGAAAGAAGGAGTGGCAGTATCTGCATCGCTTCATTTTTCAAGAGTTTGATCAAAAAGTACTGATAGATCACAGAGACAGAAACGGCTTGAACAATCGGAGAAGCAATTTGAGACGAGCAACTAAAGCTCAGAATGCTGAGAACTCTACTGTACGCAAAGACAACACCTCAGGTATCAAAGGTGTCACTTGGAATGCATTGGCAGGAAAATGGCAAGCACAAATAGGCATACGTGGAAAAGTTCTGTATCTAGGACTATTCTCAAGGATTCAGGAAGCCGCCAAGGCCCGTAAGAAAGCTGCCCAACTACAACAGAAGGAGTTCTTCAGGGAGAAATGACAATGATCAACAACATCATAGACCAACTCAAGCGAGATGAAGGTTTGCGCCTGAAGGTCTACCCCGACTCCCGAGGCTTCGACACCATCGGCTACGGCCACAACCTCAGCGCCAACCCCTTGCCCTTCGATGTCAGCAACGGCATCACCGAGGTGCAAGCTTCGCAGATCCTGGGTGTAGACTCGGAACGCATCTCCACCTTCTTACAGCGGAGCCTGCCTTGGATCGTGACACTGGATGACGCCCGCCTGGGTGTGCTGCAGAATATGAGTTTCAATATGGGCGTACCCGGCCTGCTGGAGTTCCATCACGACCTTGCGGATCTTCAAGCGGGAAACTTTGAGAAGGCGGCTGCAGATATGAAGGCTTCTGCGTGGTACACAGAGGTTGGGGAGCGAGCTGAGCGTCTTGTTCAACAGATACTCACAGGAGAATGGCAATGAACCAACATGAGATTTGGTCTCTGATGACTCCAGCTGAAAAGTTGGTACAAAGAAAAACGTTTTTCACTTGGAGTTGGATGAACATGTTTGTACGTGAAGAGATACGCCAATGTATGATAGATTTGGCCAATGAAGTTCTACGTTTGCGTAGACAGTTAAAGAAGCAGCTGAAAGTAAGAGTATGAACTTCGGTTCGTTCTTCGCTTGGTCTGGAGTAGCCCTGGCATCCCTAGCATCCATCGGATACTTCGTAGCAGGTGACATACGTCTCTGCCTCTATTACCTCTGTTGCGTTGCTATAACCATCGTTGTAATATGGAAGTGAGGAACCATGCCGGACTACACAGGTTTCATGGATGAGGTAGGACCTCGACAAAAGCATCTGATGGAACTTTACGATGTATGGATGACTGGATTAAACATCCTTGAAACGTACGATAAAAGCACTGCTTTTTACACAGAACGGAAAGCAGAGCTGGAAGCTACTATAAAGCTCCTCTACTTCTATATGAGCCAAGGTTACGAGGAACCAAAATCCACATAAGGAGTTAATCCTCATGCGAAAGATTTTCATGTTGTTACTTTGGTTGCTGATGACCCCCTTGCTATGGGCGGGAGTATACCCAGTACGAATGCCGGAACAACCCCTCACGAAGGTTGAACGTCTTGCACATGCTATTGCGAAAGCTGAAGGCTTCTATGTGAAGGGATCAATTCCTAACAGATACCACAATGTGGGAGATATCAAGGCTGTGAAAGGCTTCAAATACGAAGGACAGATCAGGATCGGAAAAGGACGCCACGTAATCTTCGCCACGGATGAGGATGGTTGGAGAGCTTTGTACCGGCAGCTCACCTTGATTGCCCAAGGCTATTCCAAGCACTACAGCATGGACATGACGCTGCAGCAGTTGGCCAAGAAGTACGCTGGCAACTGGAGAGTGTTTGCCAAGAACCTGTCACATAGCCTAGGGGTTCCCCAGAGCACAACTTTGAAGGAGTTTTTAGATGAAACATAAGGAGAGTTTTATGTCCGCAGCAGGAGCACAACGAGCTTTAGATATTACGCAGACTAGCAAGCGTTCTAAACTTCTCCAACAACAATTCTCCAACAAGATTGTAGGGCAGGAAAAAGCTGTGCAGGTATTGATTGACATTTTCGAAGCACATCAATCTGGTTTTAGTGATCCAAGCAAACCTGCAGGAATAGCTTTGTTCTTAGGCCCAACTGGCTGCGGTAAAACTTTTGTATGTGAAACACTTGCTGAAGCGTTACTAGGAAATAAAAAGGCATGCATAAGAATTGATTGTGCTGAGTTTCAACACGATCACGAAATCGCAAAGTTAGTAGGAAGTCCCCCCGGATATTTAGGATTCAGAGAATGCCATCCTATGCTAGAACAAGAAAGATTAGATAAGTACCATACAGAGGAAATGAAACTTTCTATTCTTCTCATAGATGAGGTGGAGAAAGCTTCAGATTCTTTGTGGAAACTTTTATTAGGAATTCTTGACAGCGCCTCTCTGACTCTAGGAGATAATCGGACTGTAGATTTCTCCAAAACAATAATAGTACTAACCTCCAATCTAGGCGCAAGAGAAATGGCAAACAGAGGCATAGGATTCGCTGAGCTGTCTGATGAAAAAGACCAAGCACGCCTTGAGCAAATTGCTCTGAGTGCAGCTAAGAGTAAATTCAGCCCAGAATTCTTAAACCGTATTCAGCATATTGTTACCTTTACCGCTCTTACCAAAGAGCAAACAGATCAGGTCTTAGACTTCGAGTTGCGGGACTTAGCCTATCGCTTGTGGGTGCTGGGTACTCCCTGCTCTATAGTGCTTGCTTCGGATCTAACCACTACAAGCCTAAAGGTAAGGCCCCCTGTACCTCGCTTTGAATTTTTTGTTTCTCCATCAGCTAGACGCTTCTTGCTCAAAGAAGGCTTCGATAAAGCCTATGGAGCGCGCCCTATCAAGCGCACCATAGAGAAGTACATCCAGAAACCACTGGCCAAGCTCGTACTCAGCGAGCAAATTAACAAGGACGACAAAATCATCATCGACTACAAGGACGGCACGGGGTTCGAATTCATTTCCCAAGGAGGACCAACAATCAATGATCGAAGCTAGGAACAAATTGCTGCAACAGATCAAAAACCTCAGGGAAGCCCTCGATCTTTTAGAAGCGAGCATACTCGCTGGAGGATCAAAGTACACACCTGACAGTGAAGAGGAGAACAGAGCAAAGCCCAGATGTTAATTTGGGCACAAAAAAAGGCCCCTCAAGAGCACCCTAGTTGTCTTAGGATGCCCTTGAGGGGCTATTTCTATTTCGATTCAACTTTTTCTAATGCCTTGTCGAGCAGTTCTGGATCTCGTGCAACAGCGAGCCGTAGCAACTCTTTGAGTAAACTCAACCTGAATTTGGGGTCCAAGTGGGCCCGGTTTAGAATCTCTTGGTGCTTCTTGGACAGTGCCATGGGTCCTCCTAGATGCCTTTTCCTGCGTATTACAGCCCCGCCACGGGGTTTCTAGGACATCTTCGAAGACTTTTTCACGGAATTGCTCTGGCTGTCCCAGACGCCCGCTATGGTCAAATCCGTCAAAAGAGACACAGATTGAGCATAGGCGATGCGCGCTTTTATCACTTTCTTCTTTGTTTGCAACGACTTAACATGCTTTCTAAGCCGTCCTTCTAGTTCTTCGAACTCCTCTTCCGACCAATCGGGAGAGTCTAGAAGCTTTTTATGTCTATCAACAAGCCTGCTTACCAAGTATCCCGCTCTTTCTGCTATGGTGATTACCATAAGGTTAGAAAGTAGATTGTTACATTCTCTGCATGCGGGTACACAATCCTCTTTGCTGCGGGTATCCTCTCCTTCTAGCATTGAGTAGGAGCGTGGAATAACATGATCCATGTCGGTAGCATTCATACCACAGTACGTACAGTCGTAGCCGCTAGCTCCTCGTTTCACAACAAACCTCTTCCCACGAAGCCTGCCACCAGTACAGCTAGACACCAACGAAGTTTAGAGCGACGGGCTTTAGCTTTGATCTCTGTGATCTCCGCTTGGTCGGCTTTGACTTGATCGGTCAACTGCGTTTTCAAGCCTGTGATTTGTTTGGCTTGATCCTGATTTACAGTGACTGCTGCGTTCAGTTCGTTCTGGAAGTTCTGTGCAATTTCTGTTTCACTTTTTAGGTCCTGGGTCAATACAGGCACCTCTTCAAGCTGCACCACTGTGCTCTGAGCGTCACCTGTGCTCAACACAACGCCGTCAGAAGAAGCGCTAGGGGCAACACCCGGCACAAGCTGAGCCCAACGCTGGGTCAACTGTGTGGGTGTCATGGTCTTGTCCTTGGTTTGCTGCTGCTTCAAGATCACATTGTCGCTTTGAATCGCTGCAAGCAAGGCAGCATTCTGAGCAGTAAGCGTTTGTACCATTTGCTGATATTGTGCAGTTTGCTGAGCTGTTTGCTGAGCCAGCTGTGTATTCGTTTGGATTTGTTGCACTAACACAGCTTGTGCTGTTGTGGCTTTGGTTTCTGCTTTCGAAGCTAACGCATCTGCGTACTTGGAATAGCCCCAGGACCCGGCCAAGAGTACCATGAGGACTATGAGAAGCCTTTCATGGACCTTGAACCAGCTTTGGGTGACTACGGATGTGACTGTGGGTATGCTACTCATTCTGAGTCTCCTTCGTTTATGCTGCGTTGCTGTGGCAGGAACCTGCGTAGACCACCACGGACAATCCCGAGTTGTCCAGCTTCACAGTGACCTGAGCTGTGACACCAGATCCTGTGACCGCAGTGACTATTCCGTTGGCCGTAACGCGATCCGCCGTTGTGAATAATTTGCCATTCTTGGACATAGCAGAGCCTGAAGTGTGTTGGACCGAGGTGCAGTCCCTCGCTTGCACAGTGAAGGTTTCCCCATAAATTCCCTGTAGAACAACTGAGGCTGTGCTGGGCGCACTACCTGTAATGGACTGAACCCCACCAAGGATAGAGACCTGATCTGCTACATTTATCGCAAAGTTTTCATAGCTTGTTCCTGACATTTTTCTATTTCCTTTCGGTAATCAATGTGCTTGGTCTGCTTGCGAGCATTGCAAGTTCCACAAAGTGGTTGAATGTTGCTAATATCATTACTGCCACCACATGCCAACGCAACTATGTGGTCTGGTACAAGTTTCAGAGGAGCAAGGTCATTTTCAGTCCGCTTGCAGCATAGACAAATGTTTCCGTAGAAAGTACAAAGGTTTTTGAATTGCAGCGCTGTGAAGGAACCTTCCGCACACAGCTTACGAGCGCGTCGTCTATGCTCTTTAGCCCGACAGATTTCTCTATTCTTCTTGCGCCACGCAAGCTCATTTCTACGATATCTTTCAGGGTTAAGTAAGCGACGTGCGCGAGCTTTTATACGAAAATACTCACGAACTTTTTCAATATTTGCTTTGGTCCAAGCGCGTTTAAGCTCAGCTGCTTTTTCAGGATTTGCTTTGTACCATGCGCGACAATTAGCACGGTTTTGTTCAGGATGACGTTCGAACCATCTTCGCATGCTTAGAGTTTTTTGCATTCTCCTTGTCATGACATTGATGTGAATCATGTGTCCCTCCATAGGACAGGCCCCAACGCGATGGAGTCACGCTAGGGCCCTAGCCCCCAGGAGCAACCCCGGGAGATGTAATTAGATTTTCTTTAGAGCTTGATATGCAGCTTTGAATACACGCCCCACGTACTTCACTGCTTTGGTGACCGGCCCTGATACTTTGGTAGTACAATAGAGCACGGCGAGGATAAGGTAGCGCAATATGTAGACTGCAAATGCTACAGACAACAAAGCTACCAGAGCCCACAAAGGAGCGGACACGTCTTGCGTATGTGTACCCACTGCAGTGGTATTGACATTGACGACCGGGCGAGTGTCGGGCAAGTAGACGAATGAACCTACGCCCTCGGCCTGCGCGATCTGATCAACTGTGAACGCGAGCGGATAGACGCCTGCGAACATACCATACTCCATCCCGTACGTCAGGACTCCTGCAAGGTGGCCATCTTCGGCGCTGAATATTGCGCTGCCTGAATCTCCACCAACCACAGGTCCATTCAACATGAGAAAGGAACTGACTGCATCAATCTCCATCTCATAGATCGGATCAACAATTGACCCGGTGACGTAGCCCTCGCGGTACTGGTCTCGAATCAAGCCTGGGTTGCCCCACAGATAGTAATGGTCACCTTGCTTCAAAGGAGCAGCGGAGACATAATCCACGAAGTTCTTGAACGAGACGCCTGGGAGAACTAGGAGCATATGATCCTGATGATCCAGGTACCGCTCTGAGATCTCCAGCGGGTGCTGGTAAGGTCTGTTGTTCTGATCAAGGTAAAGCACACTGCCTGGGACATTACAGTGCTCAGCAGTGAGCAGGACATGTTCAGAGATTGCCGTTGCGGAGCAACCAGCTCCATCGTTTGCCTTCTCATTCGACATGACAATCGTGTGCGTAGCCCTGTGCTGCAATGCTTTCTGTGCAGGTGTGACGGTTGCCGAGGCCAACCCGAGGAGGGCCCACAGCAAGATCGGTAGCAAATACTTTTTCATTGTGAGTCTACTTTCGGAGGATGCTCAGTACAGAGCACTACATCCTCGGTCACCGTCCCTTGCGGGTCCTCTGTTCGGTGCAAATACTGCACAGCTTTTTCCAACACAGCAAGACTGTCCTTCAAAAAACCTAATCCTTTATTGCAGAAACCGCAAAGAAGACCACGCACTCGTCTTGTTTCATCATGAACATGATCTACATGTGCGCTGTTAAGGGCTATAGGATCTCCGCAAATCGCACATTTGTAGTTTTGTTCGATGAGCATGTTCTTGGTCTGTTCTTCGGTTATGCCATAGTGATGCTTGCGATTGGCCACTAAAGCTTTATCGTAGTTGTCTCTTTTCCACCGTGTGTTGCGTTCACGTTTGCAAATTTTGCACCTACCTTCGGGGTCCCGATTTTCTGCTGTCAACTCATGTCCCCGTTGGCAATGTGTTCTTTTAATCCTAGGCAAACGACATCTATGCCCATAGGCAAAACGTTTAGGTTTTCCTTTTCGACTGCCACTGGTGTATTCTCCAGAATCTTCTCCACAACCACATTCACAAAGCGGCATACTGTTTCCTTTCTACCAAAAGGTGGGAGAGTGTGGTAGCACCCTCCCTTCGTAGGTTATAAGGCTACGAAACTTTTACTGCGCTCATCAGCATATCAAATGAAAACAAAACTTTTTCTTTGAAGTCGTCCAGCGTGCCATCGTTCTTAATAATATCTGACCATTGATCATCAGGGATGTGCAGCAGAGCTTTTTCAGATTCATGCTCGGCTGGAGGAAGGCCCGGGCGATCTACCCGAATACATTCTCCATACTTCTGAATCCAGATCATTTCATTTTCAAATCTGAGATCAGTGATGACAGCAATCTCTGGTTTATCCTCAGCAATACGTTCTGCTACTTTGTTGACCCAATAGTTTGGGTTGATCGAGCGACGGAATTCCGTGCCCCACCACATGAGCAAGTCCCGTTGTTTGCCATAGGGACACTCGGGGTCAGTCATGTCCGGTTTGGGATCGTACTGCACCCACTCGGGCAATGCGAGGATGTTGCCATTCTCCTGATAGAAACCCGCGCCTTCCATGCGGAGACCATCATCGAATAGTTTGATCATGCCACCAGATTGCATGGCATTCTTGTTGACTTCGCGCTTGAGTTC